TTGCCACCAAAGTTTGTTACACAAACAAAAATCGATTCTGTGTATATGCACTTTCAAAATCCAGAATTAAATCCAGAGATGACTACCGCAGGAGTAAAGATACTCGACCAACCCGGAGACAGGCAACTAACGATATTTTTGCATTATGACAGTTACAAAGATGCTAACGGCAAAAAAATGAAACAACAAGATTTTTTTGATTCAATAATGGACGATTTGGAACACACAATTATTCCGACTTTAGAAGAATACTTACTCGAACGTGACAACCGATACATGGAATCAATTCTTGAACTCGGTAACGCAAGATCTCAAATCATTATGAGCGAGGGGGAATAAACATGGGACAACATTTACGATACAGTAAAAAACAGCAACGATGGCGTATTTATTACAGAATTGTTAAAGACGGAAAAACTATAGCAAGCGATGAAATTTACGCTAAGAAAAAAGGCCCTGCATTGGACTGGCCAAAGATTCCTACAAAAAAACAACAAGAATATCTGCGTGCAAACGGTTATCTGCCCTCAGATAAAGACGTTAGGGAAATGATGGTACGTTTGGATAATGAAGTTGCAAGTCGTGGCAGTACATACGAAACAAACGACAAGATAGTTGTCGCTCAGTTGTGCGATATGTTTATGGATAACAAACTATTTACAGAAGGCACGCAATACATTAAGGAACTAAGATCCAATATAAAAAATTACATAAAACCTCAACTCGGACATGTAAAAGTTAAAGATTTAAATGCACAATATTTATCTCTACTACTAAAGTATGTAGACTCAGTTAAGTACGATCACAAAACAAAAAAGCATATCCTTTGGAAAGATCATCCAGACCAAAAAAAAGTTTCATATTCGACAATCCGTAAAGTAAAGAATAACTTAAACGCTATCTTGAATTATGCGTGTGATATTGAAAGGAAATGGATTTCTGAAAATCCTCTTAAAGGTGTTACAACGGATATACTAGAAACAGATAAAGCGAAAAATTATTTACGCAATGTAAATCAAAAACAAGTTTTTTTAACACATAATCAAGTTGAAACTATTGCTAACTCTTTAAGAGAAAGTAATTTCCAACTAGCCGTTTTATTAACTTCTGTTACCGGGATGAGACGAGGAGAAGTACTGGGATTAAAATGGAAGGACTGGACTGAAGGGAAGAAAAACTTTTTAAATATTAGACGACAAGTATATAAATGTACTACAAGAAACACTTGGACTACACAGCTTGAAGATGGCGAAGATAAAAAGCCTAAATATAATTCGGGAAGAAAAATATCTATAGGCAAAAAGGGCGTTGAATGGCTACAGGCGCAACGTAACTATCAAGAAACATATTCAGCATTAAGAGGAATTAAAAATCTCTCTCAAGAGGATTATATATTTTCAAATTTAGAAACAGGAAACTTGTATTCTACAGATGGTCTTAGCCAAGCATTTTCAAGGGCCGTTGATAGATCAATTAAACAATTTAAGTTAAATGAAATAGATTGTTTAGTGCCAGGAGAATCTCATTTTCATTCTTTAAGACACTATCACGCTAGTGTATTAATAAACAACGGAGTTTCTTTAGCGATAGTTTCAAAAAGATTAGGGCATTCAAGTGTTGGCTTTACGTTAAAAATATACGGACATCTTGTTGATGGTTACGACATAGAAAGTGCCGAGTTAGCTGAAGGATATTTCGCAGATTACGATTTGGATTAATGTATAACAAGTGTCCTTAAAAATCGGTTTTCAGAAATAATGGCCTAAAACTGGCCTAAAATCCTTTTTAAAGGATGGCAATTTTACAAGGAACTACGAATTTCGTAGCTAAAATCAGCATTTTGGACTAGTATTTTAGTTGATAGACCGTTGGTCTCCAAAACCAAAGGTCGTGGGTTCGATCCCTGCCACCCCTGCCACAAATTTGTCCGTATCGTACCTAAATGATTATTATTGTTACCACTACTGGTAATAATTGCACTTGTAGGAATGGGAATTGTCCGAGCGAAAATGGCCTGAACTGGCCTGAAATACCTGGACTTTACTTTTTTCGTCTACGTTTTCGTTTCGGTATTTTGTTCTCTTGCTCGACCCATTTCAGCTCGGTTGTTTCGATATGTTTTCTGTTAGCAACTTTAATGAATTGTAGAAACCCGGTCTTTTCGTTTGCCCAGTCGTTTCGGACTGTTACGGCTTTTACGTTATAGCGTTCGGCTACTTCCTCGGTTGATAGCAGTTCATTCATTACGACATGAAAATATTCCATGCCACAATGTTTGCATTCGGTTCGGATCTTAACGTTCTTATCTTCGTAATGAAATTTAATATTCTTTTCGTCAAACGATTCATTACAGATCGGACATACGTTATCTATGAATATTTGTTTTGTTTCGTTATCCATTATTTTTTTCTTTGATTTGTATTATTGGCGACTCTCTTAGAGTACCACGATCGATAATTTCCGCTATGGCATCGCCGTATTTTTTAAACAAGTTTAGTTTTGCAAAGTTCCATTTTGGATCTGTCATTACTTGTTTCGGTGGTGTATACGCTCCGCTATCTATCAGTTCATCGGCGTATTCCGTCTCTAATAGAGGGCGTAGCACGTCATCTAATGCCTTTGGTCGACCCGGTTTAAGTTGTACTTCAAGGTCTGGATGTGGAACAGCCGTTGCGCCTTCACGCTCCATATCCTGGAGTATCTCAAACTTTAATTCATCGGCCTTTGCTCGGCTCGTTTTGCTTACTTCTGTAAGGTTCCAATATCGTGTAATTTTATCCTGTAAATCACTCATCTAATTTACCTCCCGGTTTTTTCTTAAAGTTATTCCAAAGTCGTAGCCTTGCTTATAGTGATAAAATGACGTTTGATCATCTATAAAACAAGTCGTTCCCTCTAAAGCATCTCTAACACCGTTTTTAAACAGTTCGAGATTTGCATTAAATGCTCTCTCACGTTCTATATAATCTTTGTCCATATTTTTACCCCCTAGGTAAAACTTATTTTTTTTGCCTAGCTACTCAAGGATGCTAGGTTTTTGCCTAGCTACTCAAGGATGCTAAGTTTAATAATTTGTAATAGTAAAAATTTTTTATAGTCTTAATTGCGTTTCTATTTGTTTTTGATATGCGTGTTCGTGCATTAATTCGTATATTTCCGCATCGTTTAACGGTTGAGTTCTACATACATAATGAAATGAATTTTTCTTCCCGGCGTGGATAATCTCATCGCCCTTATGTATTCCACCGCAATTAGTTAAATCTTGGTATTGGCAATATCCGTTATATTTAGCTATCATTACGCCACACCTACCTTTTTGTTAGTGTATGCAAACTTGATGCCTTCCTTGCGCATTCGTTTTAATGCTTTCGAAGCTTCCGAATCTTTAGGTTGTGTACCGTGTAGCAATAAAGCGAAAGATCCCGCATTATTAATCGCGTAGTATTCGTCATGATCAATTGGTAAATCTGTATCACTTGGATGATTTACAACTACGGCACTTTTTAGGTTGAATTCATCAATAATTGAATCTTTACGACTTCCGTAGCTTGCATTCATTGAAAAATTGTCCGGGCGTAAATATTCCAATTCCTGCATCCAATCAACACTTTTAGTGTATGCGTAAAACTTAATATTTTTATAAAATCTTGCAACATCGTAGAATGCTTCCATATAATCACGACTGAAAAAATCCCCCCCTACATGAATCCGGATTATGTCCGCATCGTGTGGAATTGAATCCATTAATATTTGTGTGATTTGTTCTAAACTTTTTTTGAGTAATAAATCAGTATTGTATTTTCTTTGTTCATATACGCCGGGATATTGTGCTTCCTGTGAAGCGCTAAAACATCTAAATATTGCATGCTTACCTTGCATTACTTTAGTTTTGCCCGTTTTTTTATCTTTAACGGCATAAGCCTGGCAATCTTTAGCGCCGGGACAAGTAAAGCCAGACAATAAAGATAGAGAATATACTTTCGGATTATCAATCTTTAGCCATGATTTAATTCCGTTTAGCTTCGCGTTTCCGTCCTTGCTAAATTTCAATTTTGGATATGTTATATTTTCGTTAGTCATTTTAAATAATTCACCTATTTAATTTGATTAGAGTGTGGAACGAATGCCGATTCGCTCCACGCTCGTTATTTATTTATTGCGTTTTTTCGTGTTTAACAATTGATTCCAGTATTTCTATAACTTGTGATTCTGTTAGCTTTCCCCTTGAGAATTCACTAACTAAATCTTCTAAATCCTGTAACAATGTTGTCTCATTTTGTTTTGGCATATTGCCCCCTTACATTTATTTATTGCTTTAAATATCTTTACTTTCCCATATAATCGAAAGTCTCATTAAATAGTTTGAAATGTATTTGAATTGACTTTCAGAATGGAATGCATTTATATTTTTAATAGCCATTTCACTAGCTATATAGTGGAAATCATTCATGTCAAAATAATCAAGTCCATCTCTCATATCTATGCCAATAGATAAATAAAAATACCCTAATTCTTGACCTACGTTAAAAAACTTTTCTATAAATTCGTTTGTTGTTTTGTCCGTAATAACGAACTCGTCAAGCATTTTTAAATTGTTGAAACTTTTAATAGCGTTTAATACTTCGTTCCAATCGTTTGTATATAATTCGTTATACTTACGATCTTCATAATTATCTAATCCGTAAATTTCATCCGTCTCATGCATTTGTATATAGTACTTATTAAAATCGGCAATCTTACCATCTAATTCTGAAACAAACCCTTCAACAGATTGAAACCATACCCGAACCGTTCCGTTTTCATTACTGATTGATGGAAATACATCATTGTGCCAACTCGAATTGCTAAACCCTTCGGGCATATCGTGGGTTTTTTGCCATTCCGTAAATTCTGGAAAATTATCTTTTTGCATATTTATTTATTCCTTATTCCTTATTACTGTGTAGGAATGAAAATCTTCGCAAACATCACACGAAAGATAGTATTCATTTGGTTCAACTCGATTTTCTTTCAACAGTTTTTCCATAGTTTCTTTATCTACCCATTCTGTATCTGAATGCCCAAAAGGACATTTTTGTTTAGGCAGATTTCCAATTTCTGGGAAATTATCGTTTTGCATTTTTATTTACTCCCATAAAACTTATTTGCAGGAAGGATAACATACGTATTCTTATGTTGTCAATACATAATTTATTAATAGTAATTAGTTTATTTAACATATAAATTATGAAACTATCACCTAAACATAAACAATTTGCCGATGCTTATATTCAGTCTCGGAATGCATCCGAAGCGTACCGCATTGCGTACGGTAACAAAAAAGAAAGTGTTGTAAATTCTGCATCCAGTCGATTGTTAAGGAATGTTAAAATCCGGGACTACATTGTTAAGGTACAAACGGAAAAACTAGCGAAAACGGCGGAAAAACAAGATATAACACGGGATTTTCTGGTATCGCAGTACTTGGATGTGCTTGCTAAGAGTAAAGAACAACCGAGTACGTTATCCGTAGCAAAAAGTACGATCGATAGTTTAGCGCACATTAGCGGATTGTGGCTTGATAAACGAACCGTTGAAGTGTCCGGGGCGGTTAATCACTTGGCAAGTCTCGACACGAGCGCATTGCTCGATGCATTAGGCACGGCACGACGTAACGACGGCACGATTGACGGCGAATATCGGAACCTAAACGACGAATAACCAGTCACGGATTGTTATTTTTTTTGTTCCTATCGTGCCTACCCTATCTAGCTACCTTGTGCCTGCCTGTTCGCGTTGATCCTTAAAGGAACGCGCAGGGGTGTCCGCGAAGAAAGGAACGCGCGCGAACCGCGATCGGGGTGCCGCCACCTTTGGTGGTGTGTA